TATTTTATTTCAATGTTTTTTCCGTTTTTAGAAAGTAAATCTAAGATTTTGTAATGTGATGGATCCATAAGTGGTTCACCACCAGCAAATTCTACACGTTTGAAATAGGGTAAAAGTTTTTCTAAGTTTTCCCAGAAGTGTAATTTATCCTCAAACAAACCAACATATGGTGCTTTTTCTAATCCTAAATTTTTTACTGCATCTACAAGATAATTGCCTTCCTTTTCATAGTGTGAAACAATACTGCTCCAGTCTTTCCATTGTGTACTGTCCAAAGGATTACACATTCTACATTTCAGATTGCATAAATTGTTAATTTTAATCTCCATTGTAGGCAATTCAAATGGCATTGAATAATCGCTTTGTAAACTATCTAAAGCATTTGGATAAAGATTACTTCTAGATTCTGGTGAAGAATCTGTAATATGTCTTTGTCTTAAACTTTGTACTCCTTGATCTTCTAAATCAAAACAAGGCTGGCACACATCTGGTCTTTCATCATTTAAAACCTGACGTCTTACTTCTTTCATTGCATCAGAGTTCCATGCTTCCTCTAAACTCATATCTTTGATGTTTGCAATTGGCAAACTTCTACAACAAACTTTTATTGCGCCGTCTTCTCTAGTGGCAAGTCCTGTGAAAGGATGCATACAGAAAGTACAACTATTCTTCATCTTCATAAGGATCCTTTGGATTTTTCCAATCTTTTCCGAAGCGCCATAATGGTGCTCTCATTGATTCTATATCGCACTCTGTAAATTTTGTTACTGGACCTGCTAACATAGGATAATCAACGTAACCTGTCCATGAGTGCATAGATGCAATTAAATGAATTTTATCATATTTTTCATTTAACAATCTAATTAATTTGTTTTCTCTGAATACTCTTTGTTTTGTTGGCACCACTGCCGCCGTTGGTTCATAGGCAAATATATTACTAATATTTAGAATTGTGCCTTTGTTATTTTTAATTTTTAAATTGAATTCATTTAAAAGATCACATTCAACATATTTGAATTTTAATTTGCTTCTTAGTGTTAACAAGCCTCCTATTTTACTAATATAATCTGCAATATCTTTTTTGCTGTTGATCCAATCAGGAGTTCTGTGTGTATTGTTTTGTTTCAAAAACTTATGCAGGTCTCCGCCTTCAAATTTTTCTATTATAGTTTGCATATAATAAAGTGCATTAGGATTATAATCATAAAATATTACCTCTGTATCTTCATCATATCCATACTTGTCTAAATATTTCAACCAGTTAAATCCACTTGCAGGAGTGACTAGTTGTTTAATAGGACCAACAAAATCTGGTAACGGCACAACTTCTTCTGTGTTAATTGGATAAAACAGTCTACTTGCACTTAAATTGTATTTCTTTAATATATGACTGCTGTTTTCAATATAGTCAGTTTCGTGTGCCGCATAATAACATCTTTTTGAATGTCTTATATTTTCATCAAACACAAGAACTTCTTCTTTATTATCAAATGCAGTTCTTAAAAGATTCCAACCATGCCATTTGTGTTTGTATTTTTCCATTTCAATACCTGGCTTTATCCATAACGGAGTATGATCATCATGAAAGTTTTCATCACTTCTAATAGGTACTGTTTCAAAATGTTCTGCATTTCTTTTAAATTCACCTATTTCAGGACATTCATATTCTTTGTATTTCTTTAAATTTAAAACATAACATTGTTCATGAATTTCATACCAGCCTTCTTTTCTATCCAATATATGTCCTGCAACTAAAAACTCTGATTTAATAAGTTCATGTAAGTGTTCAAAAAATTTATCTCCCTCAAACTCTGTATCTGTGCTGTAACACACTGCATAATCATAATCATCTACAACCTTTTGTAAAGTTGTGTCTTCACTGATAGCAACATAACAGTCATAACCTTTGCTTGTAATATTACTGATTTGATATTCAGCAATGTTCATAATTGTTTCTTTTGCACTTGCATTGTCTATCTGGTGAAAGTTAGTGTTGCAAATGAAAACAATATTTTTCTTTTCTTTTGTTTGTGCTTCAAATAGAAACGCCATATTTTTGTATACTCCTATCTAGTAATTCGTTAAATGCTTTTCTCTTGTTTCCGATGTGTGCTTGAGCAATCATGTGTATTCTGTCTACATTAGAATTGTTCACTACTCTGTGATTTTTTAAAATGTTTACTAAAAACACTTTGCCATGCCTCCAAGGTAATATTTTTTCAGGTTCCATTTCCATATAACATAAAGCAGGATGTAGCACTGCAACATTTATTGGTATTAAGTATTTGCACAAATCATCTGGTAGAGGTGTGCCAGGGTCATCATTGTGCCAATCTATCATGCCTGATGGTTTAAGTTTCATAAATCTAATTCTGCTGTATCTCTCTGCAGGAAATTCCTCCCAGAATTTTTTTGCTGTTGGAGCCAATTTTTGCAACGGTGTCCAATCATACGGAGCATTAAGTTCATCATCGTATCCATATTCTTTTGCAACTCTTGTTTGATCAATGCCCAGTCCATGCAAACAACAACTTTCCCAACCTTTATGTGTTTCGTCCTCTCTGTGTTCAACATAGTAAGGATCAATCTTTTTAAATTCTTCATTCACTTTGTAATCATTGAAATTTAAATCCAACTCCAAATAATCTAAAGTTCCATCCTTAAATTTATTAAACACTCTGGTTGCAGTGTCTAAACCAATATTATGGAATTCTTCTATGTCTTTGTTGCTCATTATCATTTTTTAATGCCCATTATCATAAATCTTTTATATTTTTCTGTTGGTAGTTCAGCCGCAAAATTTACTTCTATACCACAACTGTTTTGAAATTCATCTAAAGTGCTTTTACAATTGATGTGTTCTTCATGTGCAAAATAATCATTACTTTGCAGTATTATTCTTGTTTCCGTTGGTAAAGCATCGATCCATTTGTTAAAATCATCTTGTGTCATGTGTTCACACGCAGTATTGATTATTAAATTATAATTGTCATAGTCATTATAGTCTAACATATTGCTTGTGATTGCTTTAAACTTTCCTGCTATTTCGTATGCTTTGTTTATATCACAAGCAGTTTTTTCACATTTAGGATCTATATCCATGCTTGTAATTTTAGAAATATTTAAATCAGTATTGAACAATAACGTTGCTAACACGCCATTCCAGCCACCACAAAGTAATATATTGTAAGGATGAGGATGATTATAGTGTTTAAGATTGTCTATCAACCATAACTTACTATTGATCTGTCCCTTCCAGAAACTTTCAAGAGTACGATATCTATCATCAGAATTTCTGATGGCATCCATCCAAAACAAAACATCTTTAATCTCAATTTTCAAATTGTTCTCCTAACTTGTCAAATGATCCACACTGTTTAGAACATTCCTGCAATGGCACTTCTTTCCAAGTTTGTTCAATTTTCTTAAAAAATTCTTTTTCAAATATTTCTTCTAAACTACTTGTATTTAAATTCGGAAATTCGCCAATTCTCTTCATGTAATCAATTCTTGATTCTTGCATTGGTGGTATCCATTCCATATCTAACCAACAACAAGGTGATACATTACCACAAGCACTCACATAAATCTGTTTGTACTTGACTGCCTTACACACAATAGTTGGTTTTATCTCCTTTTGTGATTGTTCTACTAAAGGTATCATGCTGGAACTTTTTTCTGTTGGCCTCAATTTGTGTAAAGGTTTGCCTTCTTCATCTATAACTTGTAAATAATCTCCTTTAAATCTTGAAGTGTGTTTAGTAGTAAATGTTTTAAATCCTAAATGTTGAGACATTTGTCTTGCTTCTTCTACTTGATGTTCGTTGTGTTCAAACACCAACATATGCCATTTTGCAAATCCTCCGGCATCTATAAATGCTTTTGCATTTTTAATAATTTTATCAAAGTTAGTTGATATTCTATATAGATGATTAGTGTCTTGTAATCCATCTATTCCAAAAGTAACTTTTACTCTTGCCTTTGCAATTTGCTCCCACCATTTAGGATCTCTTGCACTGCCATTTGTGTGCATGGCAAGACTTATATTTGGATTGACTTCACGCAAGTATTGATATATTTCTAATGTGTCTTTGCTTATAATAGGATCTCCTAAATTACCACACATAAACATACTGTTCAATTGTTTAATAAAAGATTGAGGGAACCAATTTTTAAACGTATCTAATGAAACTTCATCTAATTTAATAAATGGATTAAGAGGTCCGCCTGCTATACGCCTAGGACACATGGGACATTTTGCCTGACACTTACTGGTTATTTCAAAATGCACATCTTTTATTTCTTCTAATTTATACATTGGCGTAATATTCCTCTAATTTAATTTTGTAGTCTGACTCTGACAAATTGTGCATACCATTGCATCTGCCAGTAGGTGAACGTCCACAAGGACATTCTTTCTTTTTAGGTATTTTACTATCTGCACTACTAACACAACTAGGTGTTGTACAAATCATAGGATTCTTAAACAAATTAAATCCATCTGATATATTTCCTAATGGTTCATCATGACAACTGTATGCTCTTTTTATTTCACCGCCTGGTTCTCTAATGATACAACTTTGATAACCTGCATTGCAATTCCAACCTTTAAACTTATTGAAGCCAAAAGCATTGAATCTTTCTGCTTGATCCATATTGTATTCTTGTTTCATGTTATCAAACAACTTAATTTGATTAATATGTTCTCCTTCTTTTGTTTTCATTGGAAAACCTTCTTGCATTAATTTTATTTGTGCTTCTGTGTATCCTTCAACAATTTCACTTGCTGTTTCGTCACTTTGAGGTTTAAGAGTTACATTTAAACCACGTTTATGGAAACGTTCACATCTTTCATACAACTGATCAAACAAATGCGGTACCATTACTTGATTGATTGTAGAGTACACACCTGCATCTTGCAACATTAATAACTTGTCACCAAATGTATCTTCTTGTGCAAATTCGTGATGATAACTTGCTGTTATACTTCTACGTATTAATTTTGCTGTTGCTTTTAACCATACGTTCCACCATTTCATTCCTGGTGAACAATTTGTTGTCATATGCAAACTTTGATAATTTGTTTCACTATCATTAGAATAATGCTCAATTAAAGACAAAAATCTTTTATATGCTGTAGGTTCTCCTCCCGAAAAACTGAAATGAAAACTATTAAATCCATTTGCTCTTGCTTGTTTTTTAATTTCATCCATTGTAGTTTTATATTCCTCTAATGGTCTATGATCAACTTTTTTACTGTGTGCATAGGGCCAACAGTACGAACAATTATAATTGCAAAATCTACTCAATATCCAACTTACATTGAATAAATCTTTTTCAAGCATTGTGCTTTGTCCAAATTTTACAATCTTGTTAAATGGGATTGTCATTGTATTGTTCCTTTAACCAATCGAAGTCGTTAATTTTTGCTAGTGCTTCTTTGTTATCTTTGTTTGCTTCACCGTACTGTCTTCCTGCTTTTGCACCTGCAATAGCAATATTGTCATTTGAATTGTTGCACCACACATCTAATCTTGCTTCAGTTTCTTTGTTATCTTGCCTGTCTATCACTTTGCTTGATAGTTTCACACATTCTCTGAATGCACTTTTCCAAGTATTAAATGGTGTACTATTGAAACGTGATGTGTTAGATATCTGTTCCATTGGTCTGAATCTATTGCTGATACTAGTTGTCATGTCCGTTGAAGTGCAATCCATATCTAATGTAAGTTTTGTTGGCAATAATTTTACCCCGCCGTAACCATAAACTAATTCATTTACAGGATTTTTACTTCTCCAAACATGAACAGCATTCATATCTTTTGTTGGCACTTCATAATCAAAATTAAAATCATCTTCCACTAAAGCATCACCATCTACAACATAAAACATTTTTGTCAATGCTTTTTTGGCGGCTTCTTTGTGTGCTTGATGTATACCTTTCACACCATGTACCCGTTGAGCAATAGGAAACCTGTCTTGCAGTATTGCAAAATTCACATCTGCATTAGGTTCTTGATATGAAATAAAAAATATATCAAACATTTTTAAATCTCCTTTTCCAAATACGTGGTGTGTTCAAGTAAACTTCTTTAAATGTTTTGCTTTGCTCAACACTGAACGGTTCAGGACTTAATGGTATATCGTGTTGATCTCTTATCTTTTGTCCCATATCAACAATATCTTTGTAATAATCTGGTTTTATGTTACCACCGTCATGAATATCATATTGCCAATAATGCTTAAAGAAACTGTAATTGTTTGCTTTCTTAAAATCCCAATCAGTGCAACTTGTTAGATAGCATCCTAATCTTGCTCCATGAATTGCATATAATCCGTATTCACAATCTTGACCTACTGACATCCATACAAGCAGTCTTTGATAATTTTGCCACCAAGCATCTTTCAGATTGCTTAATCGAGCATTTTTATCTAAACTCATTTTGACGCCTTCTCTGAAACCTGCTCTCCATGCCTGAAAAGCCGAACCATTTATAAAACTTGTTGAAAAATTTTCATTAAACTGAAAATATTTCGGATTATGACAAAACTCAATAACATTTTTATTTTTGCCATCGTGATTCTCATGAGTTTTCATTTCTTTTACAAATTCTTTTGTCCAACATTTTAAACTACCATTTCCATATTGTAAACCATTTAGATCAATCTTACCGCACCAACTTAATGTGTATGTGTCATCTATACCTAAACTATTAAAGTCCACAAGCATTGATAAAAATTCTTCATCTATTTGCGTATCAGCGTCTACTGTGATAAATCTATCTGTTTCAGATATTTCTCCTGCTTTTTTGTGTGCAGAATCAAATCCTACAACACCATGCACACGTTTTGCCCATGGCACTTTCTTTTTCAAATCAGCAAAGTTTTTGTCAGCATTTGGCTCGTCAAAACTTAAAAACACAAAATCTATATCTGAAATTTTCAGTATCATTGTGTTACCTCATATGCATAATTAAAAACTTTTCTACAAAATATTTTTGGAACATAATCAACTGTGTGTGGTATTGTAATATCACCATCAAATAAATTTTGTAATTTTATTTTAAAACTGTATGCTGGTATTGATGTGTTACTATCATTGGTTGCATAGAACTCATATTCGTTATCAGCATCTACACTGTTCTGCAACGAAGATTTTAAGTCAGTGTCTATTGAGATATTCCATTCTTTTTTAATCATGTCTAAATTAAATCTAATGCATGAATCATCTGTGTTGGATTTTATTTCATACAAATTTGTGTTAACTATATCTTTTTGTTGTATTTCTGTGTGCGTTTTGCTTTCAACAGCATTCTTAGGCACTGCTTTGTATCCATCTTTGTCTAATATAACTTTATAAAAAATATAATTTGTTTGTCCTGCATACAACTTGTCTGCAAGTTCTTTTGATATCTCT